CTGTGTAAGCACCCTGTGGGTAAACAGCTAGGCTGATTTGTCCAGCGGCTGAATCTTCAACTTGGTAAACTGCAACTGTAGCAGTTTGTTGAATTTCACGAAGGATAGCTTCAACGCCTTCACCTGCGTCTAGTTCGTTCTGAAGGTCAATTGCTTGGTTTGAACCATTTTCAACTACTAGAGCGAAAAAGTCAAGAGCTGGACCTGCTGAGTTTACAAGAGCGTCTGCTGTTAGAGCTCCACTTGGATGACCGTTACCAGTATCCATATGCATAACTTGTTGTGCATCACCGTTTGAGCGAGTAAAACTTGCCATTTTAATATCTCCTAATATAGTAGGACTTGTTGTCCTTACTTTTATTTATACCAAAATGCAAATATCGGGTGGTACCTAGAGACTTTTTTGTAGGCGTTGTAGTAGCATGTAAAGATCACTTTGCATGCCGCCTTTTTCGCGCATTATATACATTAGACGTTGTACAACTTCAGATTTTTGATTTTTGGTTAATCTATCCCAATAGGAGATTTGTCTGCGTAAGATATAAAGGTATGCAGGTATGTTGGTAAACTCTCGTTGGAGCATCAACATCATGTAACTCCAATCATTGTTATCAAAGTCGCCACGCCTTAGGGCAAGTAGATTACGTCTTAATCTTAGCTCAGGTAAAACAAATGTTTTATCATCCGCAAAAAGGTATCCGTACTTTTCAGGATTAAGTATTAAGGTAATAAGGTTATAAAGATCAAGCTGGCTGGTACGGAACCCATCAAAGCCACTGGCCTCCATCATTTTTTTTGCATATCTCATTGCTGTGCCACGATCTTCATTGGCAAAAATTTGTAACGCTAGCAAGTGTTCAAACAATCTTGCAGCAATCGCATCCATGCTACGTCCAGAAACATATTCGAGTTTCCTAAACAATCTACTTTCATTGAGTTCGCGTATGAATTCCATTACAGTTCCGGATTGTTCTTGGCAAAGTTTGCTTGACTGAATCTCATCCTATCTACAAACTTTAACATTAGGCCACTTGGGAGGCGGATCACGTATCCTTCGTGCCCTGGTTCATTGTCAATGCTGGCCGAAATTTCATGTGCATTTTGATCCAGTTGTCGCACAATACCATTTTTAATACTGCTGATCAACAAGAAACTTTGTACCAATGCGCTAACACCTGCAGAGTTTGCTTGCATCCATTCTAGTATACGAGGTGCTTGTGTTGGCATTTTTTCATTTATCCAAGGCACAAAGTCTTTGAGTAGGTTATTAAAGTTGCCAGTACGAACCTTGCTGTTGATATACTGCTTGAACAGTTTAGGGAAACCGGTGATTCGTCTGTCACGCAACTCACTAGGGTTGAACAAACGATCGATTTGTGAACTGTCCACAGCTTTGAGCTTGGACAGCATGCCACTGTCAAGATTAAGCCCTGGTACACTGTCTTTGATATTTTGATTTGCAACAAACAATTCTGGAACATTTGTCGAAAATGCTCCTTCGATTGGCTCAACATCAGCACCAGGTTCTGCTACTCTACTATGAATAACAATGCCAAACTTGGCTTTTTGTATTTGTTTACCAGTATTGCTATTAGCATCTATACTGTATTTCACAGTGTTAGGTTCGAACTCAACTTTTCCATCCTTTACTACATAAGGTTTTTGAGGATGGAACAATAGGTCAGCTTGTAAATACCCTTTAAGATTTTTTGGTGTTGCTTTTTCTAGTACAGGCCAAAGTTGTGCATATAACCCTGCTAGTTCTTCTCTACCGCCGCCTTTGCGTTGTGCCAGAACGTCTGCCATTTGCTTGGGACTGGTTGCAAGTCCAACACCACCTGCTTTTAAGAATCCGCCTTTGTCAGTAAGCACAAACTCGCCATTGGGTTTGCGTCCAAAAATGATTGCTGGCTTGCCGTCCCACTTTACTGTTGCATTGGTCGGCTTTTGTGATGCAAGTTCGAGTCCTTGAATAGCAGTGTCAATACCACGACTGCCCTGCTCAAACACTAGGTCTTCCGGATGCTCTATGCGCACACCTTCCTCCAGGATCTCTGATTCAACAATTACTTGATAGCCTTGATTTACAACTCTATCTCTCAGTCTAGCTAACCAGTGTACACTATTTTCATCCTCTGTGTCAACCGTTTCTTCAAGAGTGATTCCTTGTTTTGCAGCATAGTCACGGAAGTCTGCTATTTTTTGTTCACGTTTAGGATCATTGGCAAGTGCCTTCATGATTTTTTCAACACTGCCCAATGGTGTTCTATCTGCGGCACCCGGTATAAACAACTTAGCAACTTCATCTGGATCGTCGGTGACCAGTTCATTGGTAGCTCTGTTTACCAATCCAACGTTTTGATTGATCTTGTAGCCCATGCTTTTAGCAATGCTTGCTAACAGTATAGCTCGTGTCACACCTTTGAAGTTGCTGTCGTCATCCTGTGTCAGGTACCATTTCTGAAAGTCAGGCTTTTGTAAAAACATAAAGTCTGTTTGCACATAACCATTTTCTGGGCGTCCGGCAATAGGTGTTTTAAGATGTATATTGATGCCAGTTGCAGACACCCAGTCTTTAGGCTCAAGTCCATGACTGGTTGCCCACTGTTCCAGTTTTGCTCTAAACTGACCTTTGTCTACTTTGTTTGCATCTACTGCTAGATCCAAATCACCTGACGTAGGTGTCTTGCCCGTACTGCCTAGCATGTTGTTTAGTAATGCAAGTCCAGTTAGTTGTTCTAACCAAGCCACTGTAGGCTTTACATCTGTTTGATTGATGCGAATTGTTGCAGGCTTGCCCTCAGCGTCTTTGAATTCATTACCGCCTTCGAAGAGATTCATATTATCCCTCCAATGCACGGTAAACGTCGGTGAGTTCCTTGCTTACATCAGCGGGGAAAGGAGTTCCGTTTGGTGAAGTCCATGCACTTCCATCCCACATTGCAAAGTCTTTTAATTTATATCCTGTTGGAATATAACCAGGGCGTGATTTTTTCTGATCTGTGCGTCTGCTGGAACTTGAACTACTGCTTGACGCTTGTCCTCGCCTTGCACCAATAATAGTTTGTAATAAAGGTTTGAATAATTTTACTATGGTAGGTGCATCATCTTTAGCAGCTATCATTTGCTTTGCAATAGCATTTATACGTTGTGTGCTGTTGGTGTCTGTGACTGGATTGTTGCGCAACAAATTAACTTTGATAAAGTCCTGTAATTGTTTTGTGTATTCACCTTGACTTACAAATCCCTGCTGTTGTAAGATCTCTTGTGCTCTAGTATCAAAGGGTTGTCCACTGGAGTCTACCCATTGTTTGCCATCATAGGTAGCAGGACCTTTGGTGGTAGTAATCTTTGTGCCTCTTCTGGGCTTTACCCCACTGCTTGCATTGGCTTGTTTGATGCCATTTACTTTGTCTAACCATTGTTGAGCAGCAATTTTACCAAGTTTTTCGGCATTCTTTTCAACATCTTGTGCAGACTTGGATGCCTGTCTCTGAGCAATTTCAGCGTCAGTTCTTAAAAAATCTAAAGGTGCTTCAGTTATAAATTCACTTGCTTTCATCTGCTCTCCTGACTGATCTTGAGAATTTTTTAGGATCACGCAATCGAATACTGTTTAATAGTTTACGTTGTAGGTCCTCTGCTACCAATGGCTCATACAATTCGTCAATCTGTTCCATCAACCTTACAGCACTTGCAATTACATTACTTGCTCTGCTCTCAACAACATAACGTCTTTCATTAAGTTTACTGTATTTGTCGTTGTATAAGGTATCTAGTTCCTCTAGGATACTACGAGTCTTCTTTTGCATCGGTTTAATCTCTTTATCATATTTATGGCCAACGGTGAACAAAATTATACTTTGTTGTTACCCAATAGTAAATACCAAAAGGCAAATATAGGCACACATTATGGCAAACGAAATAGAACAAATACAGAGTTTATTAGAAGAATTTAGGCGACCAGTACCAAACGGTGAAGAATACCAACTCAGACTTGCTGAAGAATTTGAAATCATACTACAGCAACGTTTTACAGATTACTTTTTAAAGATACGCAAAATATTGGACCTCAATGATGACATACCACACATGACCCGCGGTAGTGCGGGCAGCAGTTTGGTGTGCTATCTCATGGGTATAACGGATGTAGATCCAATAGAGTGGAATATTCCACTGGCACGTTTCTTAAATCCACACAGGGACGACTTGCCCGACGTGGACATTGACGTACCGCATCACAAACAAGAACTGGCAATGCAACGGGTGTTTGACACTTGGCCCAACCAAAGTGCTCGTATATCAAACTATGTGCTGTACAGGGAACGTAGTGCAAAAAGAGAAGCAGCAAAACGGTTAGGTGCAAAAGGACGCTTGCCCAGGGACATTGACTATGAAAAACTAGGAGTGGATGTCAAAGAAGCAACTCGCATAGAACGCAAACTGTTAGGCAAGAAACGTTGCATCAGCAAACACTGTGGTGGTGTACTGGTGTTTGATAGGGCACTACCCAAAAGTCTATTCCGTGATGATAACCTCATATTACTAGACAAAAACGAAGTAGAGGATCTGGAACACTTAAAAGTGGACATACTGGCCAACAGAGGACTATCACAGTTGCTAGAGATAGATCCTCATACTCCACTGCACGAATATCCTAAACAGGATGATGCTACAGCAGACTTGCTGTGCCGCGGTGATGTGCTGGGTGTTACACAAGGCGAAAGTCCTACAATGAAAAGATTATTCCGTGCCCTGCAACCCACAGGCGTGGAGGACTGTGTGTTTGCTAGTGCGTTGGTGCGTCCTGTTGCAATGGAAGGTAGACGCAAGGCAAGTTGGTTCCGTGATTGGACAGAAGAAGGTATCAAGAAAAACGCCATTGTGTATGAGGACGATGCCATAGACAAGATTATGAAACTGATTGGCATAAGCCCATACGAAGCGGATATGTATCGCAGGGCGTTTGCTAAAAAGAATGAAGAAAAGATGATGGAGTTCATGGGCAGGCTGGGCGATCATCCTGACAAATATGAGATCTATGATCAAATGCAAAGTTTGTCAGGCTTTGGCTTGTGCAGAGCACACGCTGTAAACTTAGGCAGACTTATATGGGCACTGGCATATCACAAGGTACACAATCCTAAACAGTTCTGGCGTGCCTGCTTGATGCACTGTCAAGGCAGTTATGCACGTTGGGTGTATCGCAATGAAGCAAAACGTGCCGGCTGGGATCTACGTGACCTAGGATTTGATAATTGGGTAACAGAAGATCCTGTGCAAAGTTTCTTGGACAAAGGTGCTTGGAATAGCCCAGGCTTTTTACCAGGTATGGGCTTGCAAAAACTCTATCTCGATCGGTTTCAGTTTGCTGGTATAGTTGCAAACAGCAGGGTATTCAAATGCGATGCTAAGAGTTACATACACTTTATTACATTGGGTGTAGGCGAGGGCAAATATGTGGACATAGTTGTAGACCGTCCTGTAAAGTATTCAAATGGCAGTGTGGTGTTAGGTGAAGGGGAACTGCATCACAAGGATAACAGTGAATATCTAAAGGTAAAACGCAAATCAGTAAAGGTTATGCCTATCACTGATTATGTCCACAACTAGCATCGCACACAACCAAATCACCTGGAACTAGACTTACTCTGTTAAACCATTTTACAGCATGCTCTAGTCCATGCACTAGTGCATTATTGTCTTTAATCAGCGGCACAAGTTGTTGATTTACAGGTTGATGCCATCTTCCGCGGCCGTATGTGCTGGGAGAAAACCCCATAAAACAACAAGGGTAGACATAGCCATCGCTGCTGATATAGATACTTTTGTGATTAACACTCTGGCAAGAAATACAATCAACCTTGGGCTGGTTTATATCCTCCAATAAAACTTTCCCACTATCAACTTGCTGTTTTATTTTTTTCGAAACTTGTGCTTCCCTGCCAATCGCCTAGGATGTCTATCAGTTTACCATTTTGATCAAAAACTGGACCGCTGGTTCTGCCATGCTCAATTAAAATAAATTTTTTAAAACCAAGTTTCTGCGATAAGGTTTTTGCTGTTTCAATTTGATCTACGTTAAAATCAAATTTAATCATTTTCCACGTTGCATTACCTCCGTGCTCTATATAGGTGCATGCATTTGCCAATATACGG